CATTAGGTCGCAGGCTAACGACAATGGTTAATCACGCGCGGGCCTTCCACCCGCAGATTATTTCGTTTCGCCATTGTTTGTATCAAGTATGTCAAAGATCGCTGTCGCTGGAGGGCTTAGCCTTCGATGGCTTTCAGCAGCTCAGGCGCCCGTCGAGTATGTCGGTAGACCTTGTTTTTGCAACATTGGTACTTTATCATGAGCGCTTGGGTAATCTGCTCCTTACCGTAGCCCTGGCTCTCCAACTCAAGTTGATCCTTATACATCTTTATGGATAGCTCGTTTTGCTTCTCCTTGAAGGATTTAGGAACTTTGAACCGTGCCATTGCTTCGTATTGTCAGAATATCTTAACTTTGTTCCGTGACCTGTTCATTTCTTCGGTCACTTTGTGGTTCACTCTTGAACTACACTGCAAATGTAGGAACAATTTTGTTCATACGCAAACGTTATTGTTCTCATCTTCGTATGGCACGCAATATAAAGGCTGATACATCACTGAATATCAGCAAGTTAATAGAGTATAAAAAATTTTCATCCGATGCGGAATTTGCTCGGTTTGTAGGCGTGTCTCCTGCGCTTGTCAGCAGATGGCGCAAAAGAAACTCCTATGACGTTGACAAAATTGTAGACGCCTTCCCCGAAGTATCTATCCCGTGGCTTCTCTCTGGTGAGGGCGAGATGCTCAAAGTCGATGCTCCCATCACGCAGCCATCCCCAGAGAATAGCGCACGTCCCCTCGTGAGTAGCGACCGAGACTGGGTGGAGATACCCCTTGTTCCACACCGAGCGAAGGCGGGAGCACTATCGGGCTTCGGCGATCCATGCTGGGAAGAGGATAAGCAGACGATGCCTGTGCTGATCGACAAGAGGCTGAAAGGAGACTACCTGCTCTTTGAAGTGTCTGGCGACAGTATGGACGACGGCACCAGTACGGCATTTCTCGATGGCGACGTGCTGCTCTGCCGTGTCCTTCCCAAAAGCGATTGGCAGTATGGTATAAAGAAGCGAGGGGAAACATACTGCGTCGTGGCGACAGATGCCGAGGGCATAGTGCTCAAGGAAGTGGTGAACCACGACAAGGCAACCAACGAGATCACGTGCCATTCGCTCAATAGCCAATACAAGGACTATTCAGTGAAGCTCGATGATGTGCAGGGCATCTTCTACGTGGAAGAGCTCATAAAGCGCAGGTTCTAAAACTCATACCGACAATACAAAAACAACAGACCTATGAAGCATCTATACTCAACATTCGTAGCACTACTGCTCATTCTTCTAACCTCTACAGCAGGATTTTCACAGCGCAACAACGCTAAGCAAAAAGACGTTATCACTCGAACGATAATAGGATGCACCCTTGGTGAGACCACACTGGAGCAACTAAAGGAAAAGATCAAAGAGCAGGGCGGACAAATCCACAAAATAGAAGACGGCGAAGAAGGGCCAAGAGTACAAGTGCTATATGCGAATGGAGTGAAGTTTTTTGGGAAGATCCAAGACATTGTCATTTTAAAGACTGTTGATGGCGTTTTTTATGCAGTCGCCTTCGTTATAACCGAAAAAGATGAAGCTGACCGATTAAAAAGAAGCCTCCCAGATAAGTATGAGGGGTGGGAGAACACACCCGCCAATAGACCCTTGCAATCCTATGAAGGTGGCTACTCAGACTCAAGATCTTCGGTTATACTATCCTATTATAATGATAGCGAGTACAGCGAAAAGTTCAAATACGCCATACTCCTATATCTGGATAAAAAACTATCCAAGAAGTCAAGTGAAATAGAGAACTCCGACCTATAGAATAGTAGCCCAATTATATCGCATACTGTTGTTGCAGATCATACAACGACTCACATCAAAACCATTTCGTTGGCTTCAACGAAATGGTTTTACAATAAAACACGACACAACATGCTACCCATACGACGTACCTGCCACTTCCTCCTCGACAAGCAGAAAGGCTGGAAGGCTCTGCAAGTCCGCTACCGCATCCGCTACGGAGGTGGCAGTGGCTATATCACCAGTGTATATGTAGGCTACCGCGTCGAGCCAGAGAAATGGAGCGCTGAGTCGGAGCGGTGCATGAAGAACACGACGCACGGAGATAGACGCACACCAGCTGCGATGATAAACCGCGCAATGCAGTACACGGAGGAAGCTATCGAGAGCGCATTTAACTACTTCGAGAGGGAAGAGCGACTGCCAACTCCAGAGGAACTCAAGGCAAAGTATAACGAGTACCTCGGTGAAGCGCTGGGAACGACCAAAGAAGCCCCCGCAAAGGTAAGCCCAGAGGACAAGCGCAAGATAGTAGCACTCATAGACCTATTCGTGGAAGCTGAGAGCGGGAGACGAAGCTGGAGCGAACGCCACCTGGCGAACATACGCACCGCACGTATGCACATAGCAGACTACTCGCAGTCGGCTACACTGGAGGATATTGACGAGAAGTGGGTGGCAGACTTCATCACGCACCTAACAGCGAAGCGAGGCCTGCTCAATGGCTCGGTAGACAAAACTCTCCGCATCCTCAAGAGCGCTCTCTATTGGGCTCAGGGGCAGGGCCTGTACGAAAAGGCTTACCGTCGCTTCTTCGACGTACGCCTCAAGGGTATCGACAGCAACCGAGCCGAGGTATATCTCACGTGGGAGGAATTGAGCCGACTTATGGAGGTAGAGCTACGCCTGCATTCAGAGAAGATAGCCCGCGACCTATTCTGCTTCCTTTGCTTCACAGGCCTGCGGTACTCGGACTTGAAGAAGCTCACCCACGACAACATCACAGAGAGGAGCATACGATACTACGCTCAGAAGACGGACCAGCTCATCGAGGTGGACATCAACGACCACGCACGCGCTATCCTCAATAAGTATAAGGGAGAGGAGAGGCCTCTTCCAGCAATGGCGGAGCAACGTCTAAACCGAGCGATCAAAAGCGCGTGCAAGCAGGCGGGCATAGATGCCCCCGTCACCCGACTACGATACTCTGGACGCCAGCGCATCGAGGAGTCGCTTCCGAAGTATGAGGTAGTGACCTCGCACATCGGGCGTCATACCTTCGTCGTGCAAGCACTCACACTCGGCATCCCCTCTGAGGTCATCCGCAAATACACAGGGCACAAGACCGAGGCGACGATGCGCCCATACATCGCAATCGCAGATACCCTCAAAGCGCAGGAGATGGAAAAGTTCAACCGTCCGCTGCTATCCTCACAACGGACGCTTAGCGGACGGAAATAGGCATCATCTAATGAACTTTAATTGCTATTAAATGTATGGGTGAGGCGGGTAGATCACGTATGTAATAACAGCTTGCGCACCTACGCACACATTTAGCAATCAATTAGCGTATCCTGCTCGGGGGTACAATCACACCAAAAGACCCTCTGTAAATCAGCGATTTGCAGAGGGTCTTCTATTTACAGCGGACGCTTTCGCGGACGCTTTCGTGCAGACAAAAAAAAGAGTGAGGAGACAGAAGTCTCCCCGCTCTGATTTTCACCCAAGCGCAAATATGCCTACTCGGGCGCGTAACGTAAGCCACGGGCGGAGACAACCGCCTCGTTGGCTCTACAAATGTAGGCAAAGTTTTGATACCACCAACACCTGCAGACCTTTTTCGCGACCTCACGAAAATGATGCCACACTAAAGTAGCCCACGCAGTAGCGGTAGCCACAACCTGCGAGATACCCACGCACCGAGGGCGAGCGCTATGGCAAGGAGCGGTGCAAAGGCCTTCAACCGCCACGCCTGCCACGCAGTGAGCTTGGCGGGGACTTCGACGTGTCTTGTAATGGTCTGCACGACGCGCACGCTATCGACACGCCCTGCGTTGATCGTATCGTGGACAACTCTCTCGCGGTTGCGATACACGACCTTATCCTTGTAGATGGTATCGCCTGCCATACGCTCGGAGACATACACGCTGTCGTGGATGTATATGCTATCGATGCGCAGGCGATCACGCCACTCTATTCGGTCACGCCACTCCGTGCGGGTGTTCTCTATCGGGAGCACCCTCGGGGAGCAAGAGGTCAGGAAGTAGCCCAGCAGTGCCACGGCCACAATAACGAGGAGCGTCTCCCACCACTCTAATCTATTTGTTTTCATCGTAAATCTGTGTAAATGCTTTGTCGGGTAGCCACAGCTTGCTACCTTTGTAGGAGAGAGGAGCTGGGGCTGGAGATTGGCTTTCAGATTTCGTACTCATAAATCCTATCCAGCCCCGCCTCTCTATGCGCCCTGCCGATTGGTGGGGCGCACTTATTTATGGATGAACCTCGCCAGCCTCAGCTTCCGCCTTGGCCTTAGCCTCGTCCTCAGCCTTCCACTGCGCCTCGAGTGCGAGGGCTTCCTCCTCGGGCGTGAGTACCCAAAGGTCGGCCGCCTGCTGATCGGGGCAGTAGAGGTAGTAGCCTATTAGTCGGTGGCTTCTGTTCACGTATGCGAAGCCCTCGGGTGCGATTAGTTCTATCATATCCATAGCTATCTAAAATTAAGTGTGAAGCCCTTGGCGGCTGCCTTTTGGCTGTATTCCCTCGCCTCTGCCGTGTGAGCGGTCTGCCAAGCTCGGGGGAGCGTGATACTCTTGCCCGTGACCTGCTGTAGGTTCTCCACGAGGTACTTCACACTCTCCGTGGAGAGATTTACGCTCTGTTGGAGACTGAGGTCTACCTTGAGCCCCTTGATACGCACCTCCTCCAGCGCTTCGCACCCGAAGAAGAGGTTACCCGTGGCAGCCAGCTTAGTGAAGTCCAGCGTGCCATTGATGCGTCGCAGGCGGGCGCACCCATTGAAGGCGTTATCCACCTTTGTCAGTGCGTCACCCGTGCCGATAGTGAGCTCCGTGAGTGAGGTGCATTGGTAGGCTATCTGAGCTATCTCGGCCACGTTGGGGCTCTCTCCTATGATCATCGTCTTGAGAGACGCGCAGGTCGTGGCGAGGGATGCCAGCGTTGTACATCGTGGCATTGCTCCTATCGTGAGCGTCTCCAGCGAGACACACCCGTAGAACGCACCATTTGCGACCATGACGGCAGGAAGGTCGGGGAGCGTTGCCGTGGTCATCGACACGCACCCACTGCACATATTTGTGGCCGCCGAGATCTGACCAGCGTTGCGTATCTCGGGGAGAGCTTTCAGCGAGGCTGAGCTGGCAAACATGTTGCCGAAGTCCGCAGGGTTGAACTCGTTGTAAACCTCCAGCGTGGGGAGGTATTCGCCCTTGAACAGCCCGTACTGCGCCCTCGCATAGACGGGGATAACGTACACCTTAATCTCTTGGATCTTGCCTGCGAGGTCGGTAAGCCCGTCGGTGTCGGCAACCGATACACCCTTGGCACGCATTGCGCTGATGATGTCCCTGCGGTGGCCGTCAGCCTCCAGCAGCTGCGCCCCTGCGGTCGTGTTCTCCGTTGCGCTCTCGTCCGTGCCGTTGTTGAGCTTGTAGAGTAGCTCTATCTCTGTCTTGTTCATTCCTTCTTCTGCATTTCCGTTGTTGCTTCGTGCCCTTGCCCACTCCTCCTCTGAGAGTTTGGGGTTGTCGGTGGTCGTCTCGAGGTAGGACTGATAGGCATTCTTCCCGTCCTTCCCCTTGAGGCTTGCGAGGTAGTCTGTGAGCGTCCCCGTGAAGCTCTGCGCCTCCTTGGCGAGCTCATACGCACTCTTACCAGCTTCGCCCTTGAGGCTCTCCAGCCACGCCTCACGAGAGCCCTCATAGCCTCCCGCCTTGGCTACCTCGTAGGCATCTTTGCCGTCTGCGCCCTTGAGTGAGGCGAGCCACGCACGCTCATCGCCCACGTAGCCATTGCGCACTGCCACCTTGTAGGAACTATCTCCGTCAGCACCCTTGAGAGATGCAAGCCACTCCGTGAGACTACCCTCGTAGCCCTCGGACTTGGCGAGCTGGTAGGCGGATAGCCCCGTAGCCCCGATGAGCGTCTTTAGCCACTCTTCACGGCTACCAGCATAGCCCGCCTTCTTCGCCACCTCGTAAGCGTCTGCCCCGTCCTTACCGACAAGGCTCTTTAGCCACTCTTGGAGCGTGCCTTGGTAGCCATTCTCCACAGCCAGCTCGTAGGCGGACTTGCCGTTACCGCCACCGCCTGCTCCGCCCTTG